AGCTCAGGCAGGGCGCCAAAGCGCTCTTTGTACTGAGTTGTGTAATAGGCGCGCAGATCGTGGAATGTGAAGTTCCTTGTGATGATCCCTAGCTCCATTGCTTCTGTTTTAGCCCGGCCCCATCCTGTCGTAAACCCTGACTCAGATACAGGGTTTCCCAGCTGATTGCAGAAAACGTGCAGGCTGGTGTCAGGCCTGGGCAAGACTAGCATTCGATGTGCCAGGTCGAGCATAGCCGGGCCCATAGATATGGTCTCTGCCTTCTTGGCTCCTCCATGTTGCTTTGCGCGCATCAGTCGGATTACTCCAGCTTTCACATCAAGCTGAGGAACCTGAATGTCTAGGAACTCTGATCTACGAGATCCTGCCAAAGACGCAAACTCAGCCATCAAGGCGAGAACCCTTTTAGCCGGCGAAGACTGGCCCAGCCATGCAAGGAAGGCAGCCAACTCATCAACCTCTGGAGCTTCTGTTCTGGGAGTTTCGCTGTTTTTCTTCACCTGCTTGCAGGGGTTCACATCAATGTCGCCGCGTTCGATTGCAACGTTCATCAGGTTAGACAAGAGTGAAATCTCGCGATTCCCGCGTACCAGTGCGTCTGCACGCTCTACCCGGAGATAGCGGGCGATATCGGTAGGACGAATGATCTTTGGCGAAACGTCACCCATAACCTCCAACAGCTTCACGCTGTATTCTGTGTAATCACTTTTGGTCCGAGGCGCCAACTTTTCCCAGCGGGGCGTCTTCTGATAGAACTCCCAAAGCTCCCTGAGTGTTCCTTTCTGATCTGCCTCCGCAGTAACACCCAAAACCCTCCTGATCGCTTCATCACGGTCTGTGCCAAGGTTGATCGGCGTGCCGCCGACGGGGTGATAGCGGTACGTTACCTTCCCGTCTTTGCGCGGGCGGGCCTCCATTCTTGGCAGGAGGCCAAATCCAGAGGCTCTCTCGCGTCTTCGTCCCATCATTTACTCCAATTAAAGCCGCGAGATTTTTGCACATCGGCGTTCTTTTCCTTCAATCGCTCCTCAACCACAGACCGGCCAACAATTGGCACGCCGTCGGGGCGCCGCGCTGCAACAGGGATGCCGAGCACCTTTTCGATGAAGCGAGTTTGGGCTGCCCGCTGGGTGAGGGGAGAGCAAAGATCGTCTATTTCTTGTGGAGATAGGTGCATAGTCATATCAGTTCTCCAAAAAAGAACCCCGCTCATTGGCGGGGATCGGGTTCGTCTTGTTCGGGGAAGGGTGCTCGTTTGTCACCCCATTTGCGGGATCGTTTGGTGGTCATGGCATGGACTCTCCAATCTCGGCCGCTGCACGGACGATGGCCCTGCGAGTAGCTGAGGCAATGTCTCCGTTGGTGCGAGTGGATTCAGCCTGCCATCCGCTTGCGCTGGAGGAGGGAGCGCCATCCGGGGTCGTCTTTGCTGCGCTGACACATTCGCCATCGCTCCAGACCACCACAGTGAGGCGCAGCTTCCCCGCTAAGCGCAGTGCATCGCCATCACTAACCAGCGGGTTCCAGTGGCCACACTTCCCTGACGCAGCCTCGTCATGAGCAAAGGGGTAGTTGGGGTTGCTGCAGGTGCATGGCTTGATGGGGATGCCAGCCGCCTTTGCTGCCAGCACCAGCATTTCGCGTTCAGTCTTCTTCATGTGCTTCCTTCCTGCTTTGGGGCTGCGGGCAGGGGCTGCCAATGGGTGAAGTGGTTTGACTCGTACAGCCCAAAGCCATCGTCACTTTCTACAGCTTTGTTTGCAGCAGCAAGCCCCCATGGCGTGAAAAGGTCACTTGGATCTTCTGGCCAAACGAAGCTCTCATATTCCTCATACCATCGGCCGAAGATCAAGGGCTCGGATTGCATTGGTGAGCCTTTTTCCTCGGGTGTGCGCCATAGCATCATCCAAGTTCCATCCTTGGGTGCTGTGGAGATTGGCTGCCAGCTGTCTGCCTCACGGCTTGGGTCAGGGGTTGTCATTGGTGGCTCCTTTAATGTGTGGTGACTGCATAGGAGAACGCGGCCGCGCATCCACCCAGCAACGCGATCCCAAAACGCACCGGGTCTTCCCAAGTGCTGATGTCAAAGCTGACCGAGTAAAAGACGCCTAGGAGGTATATGGCGAGAAATCCCGCTACGGCAGCGGCCAATCCTTTTGCTTGCTTCATCCCTCACCTCCAGTGCCGCGAGCGCGGATGCGTCGTGCGCACGAAAGAGATCTCATTGCTCCTTGTGGAGTCAGTGCCCGGTCGCTCTGCACGTCGCAAATGCCAGCGCACTCCTCGCGCTCAGCCGATTTCGCTTTCTGCATCACAGCTAGGGTGTAAGCCTCAAGATCAAACTCACTGACCTCAGCCTCCAGAACGCCGGAGAACTGTGCCGGCCCAAATTTGATGCCGCAGGCCTTCGCGGTTTCAAGCATCTCGTATCGGTCAATCATTGGTGGCTCCTATTCCGTGTGCGCGCTCTATGGCGCGGGCGAACTCGTAATGCCAGGTAAAACTTGGCTTCCCGGTTGCATCACCTATGCCGTCGATCTGGGCTAGTGTCAGCGGCTCCCTCTCAGGTGGGGGAGGGGCGGCTGAGAGCATGGCGCGGTAAATTTTCGCTGCAGTGTGATCTGCAACATATGGCCAAGCTGTCTCTCCTTCAATCGGCTTTTTTCCATACGCTGGAGTGTCCTTATCCCCTCCGTAGCGCCCAACGTGAAGCATCTGTGACGTAGGCTCAGTAGGCACCAGGCGCCACCCATCCGGCGCAGCCTGCCGCGCTGATAGATGGGCCAACTCGTTGCGCGCATCGGTGTTCAGCCGATTGGCCATGTCCAGGCGATGGGTGAGGGCGGTGACTTGCTGCTCGGCTGCTGCGGCCCGGTTGGTCTGGGCGGTGAGTTGGGCGCGGATCGCCGACGTGTATGGCAACAGGCCGTCTGTATCAAACGGCTCGCCGTTGGCGGCGTCGTTGAGTGCATCCAGCCAGATCACTGGCAAGTCACACTCGCCGCCCAGGCCCGCGTAGCAGGTGGCAGCAAGGGCGCGCAGGCGCTCTATCTCGGCGTGCTGGCGGCGCAGCTCAGTGGCGGCTGCCTGCTCAACATACGGCTCGTGGTAATTTACGTCCAGCAGTGTGGCCAGCCGCAGCGCTTCGGGCTGTGCTTCTGTCTTGCCGATCATGGGGAATCCTTATTTATAGCTGCAAGCCTTCTTTTGAGGTCGACTACATCGCCCTCTAATTTCTTGACTAGTTGGTCTTTGACGTTTAGAGCGATGGTGTTTCGTTGGGCTTCCTCATGACATGCATTCAAGGCAACCGAGAAGCCATGAAATTCAGCAGAGTCACTGTTTAGCGTCGGGAAGTAGTGGCTGAAAATAAGCTCCATGTTTGAGATGGGTTTGGTCATGGTGCTTCCTTGGGGGCGGGCTCGGCCTGGGCTGCCACCTGGGCGTCCACATAGATGGCACGCTGTTTGGATGCCGCCATTGGAGTTGGCTTTGCGTATTTGCCGATCAGTAGCGCCTGTTCCTTGATGGCGGCCCATTCTTTGGGGCGGTTCTCTACCGGGCTGTGTGGGCCACCGTCATAGAGCTTTCCGAGCGTGCCGTTTGACAGTCGGTAGTAGGGCGTTGTGCGTGCCAAACCCTTTGCCGCCTTCTCGGGGACTGCTATGCACTCCGTTTCTGCGCAAATGCTTCTCGCCTGCTGCTCGGAATATCGGCCAGCCTTGTCCACGCAAATCGTGTATCCACGGCTCTCAGGCCTCCACCAGCAAATATGCTCGTCGAGCCTTTGTGTGTGGCCCACATGGGCGATCAGATACTCATTCATTGGTTGCTGTCCTTCTGTGGTTGGGCCTGGGCGGATGCATCACGCTTGGCTGCGCGCTGCATGCGACGGCGCATTTCCCGATTCGGCTTCTCTGGTGCCCAAAATCCTCCTGCGGCCTCTATTTAACGACTCTGCTTATGGGCAGCCATGCCTGCCACCAGGGCGGTTGTGTTGGAGATAGCTCTGCGCATCACGCCTCCTTTGCGGCATTGCCGCCTTCCTGGGCTGCAGCCATGGCGGCGTCGACCGATTGAGGGTCAAACAGTGTGTGAGCTGCCTCGAACTCGACCCAGTTGCCGGTGAAGCTTGGAACGCGGCGCACGTTGCCCTTGCCGTCAAGTAGGAAGGAATATCGCGGCAGCTTGCAGAAGCGCTTACGCACTGCCTCGAACGCCGCATCCAGCGCATCAGCGGGCTGGGCCTGGGGTGCTGTGTAGAGCGGCACGACTTCGTAAGGGCCTTCCTGGGTGGCAGCGATTTCTGACTGGCTCACACTCGCTTGGGCTTGCGTGCGCGTTCGATATGGAGCGTAAGAGGTGCTGCCCACTTTCCAGTTGGCCCAAGCCACCGGCTCGGCGTGCATCTCTGCCTTCAATGTGAAGTAGCGTTCCAGCCACTTTTTCAGGCGCGCCATCATGATCTTTGGGCCGTAAGCTACATCCTCGGGGTATTGACCCTCATAAGTGATAGTGCAGGGCACCCAGCCCTCAGGCACAGCCACTGCTGCGGGCGCTGCCTGCAAAGGGAGGGTGAGGTACTGCTGGGCGCGTTGAATCCAATCACCCACCTCCACATCGGAAAGCGTGCCGGTTGGCTCATTGAAGAGCGTGCGGACCAGCCGCGATCCCTTTGAGGCGTGCTCCAGGATCTCTGCCCGGAGCAGGTTGGTGTCAGGGGCTGCGGGCGCTGCCTGTGCTGCCACTGCCTGGGGAGCGCGGGTGTTCCATGCGTCGATCAGTAGCTGCTTTTGCTCGTCAGTCTGCGGTACTGTGTGATCGACCTCGCTCAACAAGCAATCTTGACGATGGCCTGATTCCATACGCCACCAGCTCCGGCCCAGCGCATTGATTTGTGTGCGCTCGCCGCAGAACGGGCAGGGCAGGAGGGGAGCGGAAGAGTTGTTTTCAGCCATGTTGGGCTCCAGAAATGGAAATGCCCGCTCAGGGCGGGCTGTGAATAGGGGCCCACTGGGGGCGGTAGACTTGGCGCTATGACGCTTTACGCCACCATGGTCAGTGCCATACGCGCACACTGGTCCCAACATGACAACGCCTACCCTCAGTGCATCGAGCTTGATGCCGTGTCCCTGAAAGACTTCATTGAGACGCGCAAGATCGTGCGCAAAGGGCTGGGTAGCCCGCCATCGACTGAGGTGGTGCCAACGCTGTTGGGTGTGAAGCTGGTGCCAGGCGATACCAACGCGCTGGTCGCCAAGGATGGGACTCGGGTGCCGCTGGGCTAACGCTTGGCCTGGCCCCGGTAGCTGAGGCCGGCGCCCGTGTACTGACCCTGCACCGAAGCAGCGCAGATAGGCGCGTAATCGGGCGGGACGCAGATGTGGCGCTGAACCTTGACCGTCGCCGGGGTGATGATCTCGGCAGATTCAGGGATCTTGACGCCGGCCTGCTTGAGCTTGACCTGCAGTTGCTGGTGAGGTTCAGGCTGTTTCAGAGCCTTTGAGGCCTTCGGCGCCTTAGGGGGCTTGTGGGCCTCCCCCTTGGGTATTTTCGCCATCCGCTTTGCTGCGGTGCTCTTGGCGATCCGCAGCTCCGCCGCAGCAACGCGCACCGAAACCCCGTTTGCGCGAAGCTCTCGCAATCTTTGCTCCATCTCAGGGGTGATTACCAAGCTGTTGTGGGCCATAAGAAAGCCGCCTCGTGGGCGGTCCTGGGTTAGATCACTGGATACAGACGGAGGCTGCGGCGCATGGGGTCGATGAATGGAATATCGTCATCCATGTCATCGAACCCGCCGCCACCCTGCCGAGGTGCCGGAGCTGGCCGGGGTGCTGGAGGGGGGGCGGGGCGTGGAGCGGGAGCTGCGGCCTCCTGACGGTTGCCATCGCGGGCGAAATCGTCAAAGTCGGCCACGCCTTCCAGCGCGAATCCCTCGCTGCCGTCACTCTTCTGGAATGTGGCAATGTGCAGATCGCGCACGATCAGCGAAACCTGCTTGCCCTTCAGAAGGTATTGAGCCAGTGACTCGGCTTGCTTGCCGAACATCGAGACTCGCACCCATTGGGTAGGGCGCTTGCCGTCATCACCCTTGCGGCCATAGTTATAAGCCGCTGCGAGCTGAACGACGTTGGTGCCGCCTTGAGTCACTCGCGTTTCAGCGTCACGACCCAGTGTGAAAAGTCCTGTCAAAACTGCCATGTGTATTCCTTATGCGGCCTGCTTGGCCTGTTCGTCGTTAGCGGCCAACGCGGCGCGCAGCTTCTCTTCGTATTCGGCAACCAGTCGGGCAAATGCCATCAGGTCAGACTCCAACTCTTCGATGGCGTCCTCGTCACGCGTGATGCGCTTGATAACCATGTGCTCAAGATCGGGAACCCAGAGCACCAAATCGACCCACTGGCGTCCCAGGAGCCAGAGATAGCCCAGGCACTGATCGATGTAGCCGGAAACATCTCCCTCCGCAACAGCAGTAAATAGCGTGTCGCTGCTCACCATGGTCTTGATTTCCAACACGCCAACGTCGTCAATCAAGCCGTCTGGGGAGAGCCCAAAAAGACCGTCTTCAGTGGTGAAGAATCCCACCTCCTGGACCAAATTGCCCGTTCGGCGCTCGTATGCTCGCCGGGCCAAAGGCTCCTGTTCCGTACCGGTGCGCATCGCAGCGTTCTGGAACTTGCTGGGCGCCTTACCGCCACTTCGCTCCCGAGCGGTGTCCATTGCATAGCCGATGCATGCTTTAGAGGGCTGCCCACCCTTTAGCTTGTCGCGGCAGTCTTTGAAGCGCGAGCCTGTGATGCAGCCCTTGCGCACTGCCAGCCATTGCTCGCTGCCTTGCTCGTAATCGTGTTCAATCATTGCGCGGCTCCCTTCTTGTCAGCGTCCTTGGCGGCCTTTTTGAGTGAGTAGCTCTCAGGCTCCAGTGCTTCGCGGTCCTCAGGAGAGAGTGCCTTGATGTGCTTGCTTAGCGAGGCCCAGCCGCCCATCGCCGCATCCCGTGCGGCCGAAAGCAGGTGCAAGGGGACTGCAGCCGGGGGCGATTCGCCATCGGTATCATCACCGCCCTCAGCCACGCCACAAATAGCCTTCAGGGTGTAGCGCTCAAGGTAGCTCTTGGTGCTGGCTCGCGCCTGCAGGATGTTTTTGGCGCCGCCGGTATCGGGTGGGCCGCCCATACTGACCGATTCGGAGTGCCCGTTAACATGCTTCAAGGAGCATGTAACCTCGATCCAGTCCTTCTCGTCCTTGGTCAACTTCCAGGACGCGCTGAGCCCGTGGCGTGAAAGTGCCGGCGTTACGGCATCCACAACGTCATGCAACTCTGCGTAGTCACGGCCCCGTAGCGGACCGTCAGTAACCTTGCGGCCTTTTACGATGCGCACCGCTTCGGCTTTGAAGGCGGCGAAGGCCACGTTATAGGCCTTTTCCGCTTCTTTTCGCTCCCAGCGATCCTGCACATCCATCATCTTGCCGATTTCCTCCGGGCTGATGCCTTGCGCGAATGCCGCCATCATCATCGCGGCTGGCGAATTCGGGGCCAGCGCAGTGGAATGAGTGGCCGCCAGGGGAGAGGCTTGCCGAGTGACCGGCTCAAGCTCCAAAACTTCAGCATGGGTAGTTGCGTTCATGGCTTACTTTCAGTAGGCAATCGAAACTGCCGGGATGGATTTCTTGGCAATCAGGGTGACTGCCAGCTTGGCGCATTCTTCGGTCATGCCACCTTGCACGAAGGCTTCCAGGGCGGCACGGTTAATGGCGGCCTTGTGCGCCTTGTCGCGTTCCCGGCGTTTGGCCTCCGCAGCTTCGGCTGCCGCTTGCGTGGCTACGCGGCGCTGTTCTTCTTCAACTGCGGCAGCGGCCCGGCGCTCAGCATCAGCCTTGGCCTGCTGCTCGCGCTGAACAGCCTCGGCTTTCTCACGCTCTGCACGCTCGGCGGCCAGCTTCAATTCCAGCTCGCGTCGTTCCGCTGCAGCCTTCGTTTCTTGCTCGCGGCGAATTACAGCTTCTCGCTCGGCTCGGGCCTTGGCCTCGGCTTCTCGCTGGGCGCGCTCTGCTGCTTCGCGGGCGATGCGTTCTTCACGCTCCTTTTGCTCACGGGCGGCTGCTTCGGCGCGGAGGCGGGCGAGCTCTGCCTGTTCAGCTTCGTGCTTCTCCCGGGCCGCGATGGCGGCATTCAAAGCTTCCAGCGCCTTTGCTTTCGCCCGGTGCGCCTCTGCCTCGAATTCTTCGAGGTGATCGCCGATGGCAATGGCCTCTAGCTCTGCGAGGCGCTGCTTGAGCGTCTCAGCATCAACACCCTCGAAACCCTGTCCAAAGAATTGGACGCGGTTGATGCAGCTTTGATGCTCCTGCTTTCGTGCTTCTTCGGCCTCCTCCCAGGCGGTGAGTGGGGCGCGCACTTCGTCTTTCCAGAGGTCAAGCAGATCGCGCATTCGCTTGCGTTCGGCGTCGATCTTCTTTGGCACATCCTTGAGGTCGGCGACTAGGTCCTTGCCGATGTTGTCCAGCGCGGTCTTTCCCTTCGCCACCTTGTAGGCGATGGAGGCAATCGCGTCGCGGCCCTTCTTGGTTGTCACATCAGGCACAAAGGCGTCCAGCTCGGCTTTGATTTGGGCCAGGAATGGGTCCAGGCCCATGGGAGTGCTGTAGACCTGCAGTGCCGTCTCGCTGGGCGGCAACGCGATGAGGTCGGTGTTCTGTTCTTTCATTGGTCACCCTTAAACAATCGCGCCCGCACGTACAGTGGCCGCAAAAAAAGAAAGCGCCGTTATGGCGCTCCAGAGGAATGCGTGAAAGAGGGTTCTCAAGGCTTGGCCTCTCCTGCCGCCTTTTCCAGCGCTGCACGGCGCTTGTTGATGTTGGCCTGCTTCTTGTCCAGCGCGGCTTGCTGCTGGTTCAGATCGATATGGCCCGCAGCGATGGCAGCGTACTTTGTCGCATAAATGTTCTGCGTCGAATAGGTTTTCCCGCCCTCAGATTTATGCCAGCCCTCGCTATACCTAGCGGCCTCAACGAAGATGGTCTCTACAGGCTTAAAGCTGGGCATCAGCACCCAGCCGGTGTATGGGAAAGTCATTTCTTCTCCTGCAGCGCTTGTAGGCGCCGGTACTTAGTAAAGGTCTTGCGTATGTCGGTTGCAACGGCCGGCACGTAGCGGCTGGGCTTCTGGCCTCGCTCGGGGCACAGTGCTCGGGTTGGCATGGTCAGCATGGGGGTGGCGGTCATAGCTGCAGAACCCTCACTTTCATTGGACAGCCGTCGTCTTGGGAGAGAACGAAGCTCCAGGCCTGCCAGTCGTCGGCGAACAGGCCTTCGTGCTTGGTGTCGTTGATCGAGATGGAGTAGCGCTTCATTTGGCCTCCCGGGCGCGGAGCATGCTGTCTGCCATGGCGGCGTCGATGGCTGAGTCAAGGTCGTGACCGTCGGCATCAAACTCAATGTCCAAGGTTTTCTTACCCTTGGTTGACTCGAGGCGGGAGACCCATTCACGCACGCAGTTGTCACGCAACCACCGATACC